GCAATATTTGTATTGCCTGACTCCCATAATAAGTCTGCAATTAATGTTGCGGTTGCTCCACCAAGAGAGTGACCTGCTATAACAAGTTTTCTCTCTGGATTCAATCCCTCGTATGCTACCACTAGTTCTGCTAGTGTCCTGTTAGCATTGTTCTTGAATCCTCTGTGACAATCGTCACGTTTAATAAGAAACTTTAGATTAGTAATCCAATCTGTTGTTTCATTTGTTCCTTCTACTGCAAGAATGGTATGTCCTGCAATCTTCCTGCTTACTAGAAAATCTTTTTCATTAGGATAAACATCCCTACAACACTTAAGTGCCTCAAGGATAACCTCCTTTGGTAATGTCATTTTAAAATAGCAACTGTCGCTATTTAGTATGTTTTCTTAACAGGTTTATCGTCTTTTTGAGATTTTATAGCCTTTAGTAAGTATTTCTTATTACTTTTTTTATTCTTTTTATCACGTCCACCGTCCTCAATGTCAGGCATAATCTCAATACTTGCCTTGCTATTCTTCTTTGTTTCCTCATTCTTCACACAGTTATCAACTGTCTTACCACCTTTCTTTTTAGTACCACGTTGACTATATCCTTTCCAACATGCCTTACCATCTAAACCCTTTTTCTTTTCTGATACTACTTCTTGATTCTTTTCAACATTAATATAATGCTCATGGTATTCCCTAACTAGAACTTCTAAATTTTCAACAGAAACATTCTTAACAAGTCTATCTGAAAATAGCACATCATAATGTGTGATGTTACCATTCTCATCAAGAGTATGCATTTCTTTAATGCAATCTCCTACACCATACTCTTCATGTTTTACTTTAGATGAGCAATCATGTCCAACCTTCTTGCCCACCTTATCTACTTTTTTCCTTTCTTACCCATCGCTTTTTTGATTGCCTTATCTTTGGAACCAAAGTACTCATCCTTACCACTCTCTACCTTACCGTCTCCATCATAATCCTTTGCTGCTTTCTTCTCTTGTAATCTTTTACTATACTTAAACAGTCTCTGTGTAGTAGTCTCTGTTCTCTCTTTTAAATCTGATAGTTTAGCACCACGTACATGATACTTTGATTCAGTTAATTCACCAAGAATTTCTAATGCTTCGTTAACTACATCCCACTGATAGGTTTCTACTTCTTCTTTAGTTGCTTTACATTCGTTTGTTACATGGTCTTTTGAACCACATTTCTTACAACACTCTTCTTTCTCAACAACATGTTCTACTTCTTCTGCAGCAACCTTGGTTACGTCTCTAATAGAAGCACCATGAGACTGCTTAACACCAGCACCAATACGTAAATTTGTAGCAGGATCAGGTAGTCCAGCATTTGCTTTTGGATCTTTGATTGTGAAGTTATCTTCACCACCTTTCTTCTGTAGTTCAGGGATAGATGTTGACTCATCCTTTTCCACTGCAGGAACCTTACCAATAGGGGTCTCAAATTCTCCACCACCTTCACCACTACCTTGCTTCTGCTCGGCAGGAATTCCATCCTCCTCAATAGCAATTGGTTCGGACTGTTGGAAACCTGTTCCACCCATCCATTGGGAGTACGATTCGATCAGTGCTTTCGAATAATCATCATTGTGTTGAACACTGTTGACTGGTTTTTGCCTTTCCATGTGTGAAGATAGTACTTTTTCTGTCTTTATTTATACTCTCATGGTAATTGATAAGTCTAATATCCTTTATCCATGCACGAAACATCTCTCCATGCTCTGAAATAGCAATAACATAGTTACCACCCTTCCTTTTTATAACTCCTTTGTCTCCTGTATTAGAGTTCATTATATGATCACCTTCAGAAAAAACTTCAGTCTGTCTAACCTGCTGACGAAGTGCTTGTTCTCTTATCTTTTTAAAATTTTTCATACTAACCTGGTTTTGAATCGTGCCATTCTTCAGACCCACCTAATCGTTCAGATCCCCCTACGGCAAAAGGATTATACTTTGCTGTAGCAATTCTATATGCTTTCTCATGCATGGTCACTACCTCTTCAGCACTCTTCTCATAGTCAGGTGTGTACTCGTGACGTGAAGCATAGTTATCTGCTATCTCTTCCTCTGGTCTTGGGTTATCATCAAACCAATGATCATATGGGACTGGTTCTTTCTTCTCTTCAGAAACAAAAGGATCTTTTGTTAGATCAAAAAATTTAGACAAACGTTTAAGGTTTGTCTCTACAATTTCTTTTGGTAATAATTTATTAATAAAACTCATAATACTCATTTGAATTTCGCAGGTAATCGTATCTTAATTTCTTCCATTAAAGATTTGCAATCTGGATCTTTCAATGATGTTGGAATACCTTTCCTAAAAGTTTTAAAGTCACCAGCAAATGCTGCTCTTCTCATTTTAGTACCAGATATAGCAAACGTATCACCATCTGCATCTCTACTACCAGAAGATACTATTTCAATCTTCCTAAAGTGGAAGTCCTTTCCTTCTCCATTGTATTTATGGAGGAATCCCATGGCATTAACCCTGTCAGATCCTACAAGATAGATAACCTCATCATACCCTGCCATCATTAAATCTTGCATGATAGAAACAGGATCTCTTGGTCCACTAAAGATATGTCCCTTGTGTTCAGGGAACATTTTAACCATGTAATTATACTTTATATCTGGTGGTAATGGGTTAGTTCCTTTAGTGTCTACACTTTGTGAAATATAAATTCGATAGTCATGACCTCCAGCAGCACGTTTAACACCAGCAAAGTTCTCCTTATGTCCTGTAGTAGGTGGTTGGAACCTACCAAAGGTAACGTAACATTTTTTGCATATTAATCCTGACATTACCAGTCCTTTGATACTGTGAAATTATTATAAGCAAACTCAAGACGATTAACAAACTTAATCATATCACCATCTTTGTGCAAAACATAACCTTCTGGTCCAGTTACTTTATATCCCTTTTCAGTTTTAATAAATGTCTTGAAGGTTTCAAGATGATCTAACTTATCTATAACCATCTGCTTAACGTGTTGAATCTCTTTGTAAAGAGAAAGCATTGCTGTAAACTTTGTCTTGTTATCTTGTAGATAATTCTCACTATCATATACTAACTTCCTCTTCTCTGCTTTATTTTTAGGAGTCTTAATAGCATCAAGCATCTTGGCAGTCTTTAAATGATAGAAATTAGTAAGGTTATCTAATGCATGATCAACATTACCTATGCTACGAGCATTTCTAATCTCACTATTAAAGAACTGTTTTATATAAGATGATACATGCCACTTAAGATCACCCTTTGTACCAGAAAATTTAACCAACTCATCAAGGAAGTCTCCACATATCTTACACATACTTTCAATCTTTGATACATGAGCATCGAATGTTTTTTCCTCACTAGAAGACAACCCAACACGATCCATTGGAGTATCATTTTTAATTACTAAAGCATCTTTAGATCCAGTAACATCAGCACCAGCTTTTGCTTGCATTGATTCAAGTTCATCACCTGTGTAATGAGTATGAAATACTACACCAATCTTTGCATTACCTGCTGCCTTACCAATGGAATGATCTACTGGAATCCCATATGTAATAGTGTTAGGTTTGAATGTATAAAGTGATTCACCATTGATAGTTTCTTTTTTTAAAGTACTATCAGTAAACATAAGATCACCCTGAACTACTCCTTTGATATCTAATTCTTTAAAATAACGAAGAGCAAATTTAAGTTTTTCTGCTAGATCCCCAGTGTAATGTCTGTCAATAGTACGTTCAGTCCAACATATTTTAGGTTCTACCTTATTGAATACAGATTTAGTTCCAACAAAAAATTTACCAGAAAGAGGGTGTTCTCCACAGATAACAGCAGGTGCTCCATCCCATTTGGTTTGCATGAAACCAGCACTCTCCTGTTGACCCAGCATCTTGCGAAGTTCTTTTAAAAAAGATACAGCAGCTTTACAACCATCAACTCCATAGTTGAGCATCTCATCCTCAAGGTGTTCTAAATGTTTTAGTTGTGTTACGTTTGCCATTA